AAAAAACGAAAGGTGGGAGGGATTCCCTTAAAATAAAAAAGTATTAAACAATGACTGTAGCTGCAACCACTGAACTTGAAGCTGTCAATATAATGATGGCTGCTATAGGTGAAACACCTATAAATACTTTGTCAGGAACATTACCTGCTGATGCTGTCATTGCTCAATCTACTCTGGCTGAAATAAATAAAGAGGTACAATCTGAAGGTTGGTCATTTAATACAGAAATAGATGTAACACAATCAAGAGATTCTAGTAATAACCATATAAATATAGGTAATGATGTTTTAAGAATTGATCCAAATATTCATCAACACCCAACAATAGATGCAGTACAACGTGGATTAAAACTTTATGATCGACAAAATAATAGATATGAATTTGATGAAGACTTAACTTGTACTGTTGTATATTTTAGAACCTTTGCTGAAATACCAGAACAAGCTAGAAGATACATAACTATTAGGGCAGCTAGATTTTTTGTAGATAGATTAGTAGGAGATGAAGGCTTGAGAACTTATACAAAACAAGATGAAATTAAAGCAAGAGCTATTCTTGTTGAGACAGATTTAGCTAATGCAGATCACAACCTATTGAGAGGTGATCCTTCTCTTACAAGTGTATTTGATACATATAGCCCTTCAAGTGCTTTAATTAGATAATTATGGCTGTCATTTCAAGAGCTATACCTACTTTATTAAGAGGTATATCACAATCATCTGACTCTTTAAAACAACCAGATCATGCTGACATACAAGATAATGCTGACAGCAATCCAGTTTTAGGTCTTAGAAAACGATCAGGTTTTAATTATTTATCAAGTATATCTTCTTCAACTCTTGGTAATGTACATATTCAAACTATTAATAGAGATGCAACCGAAAGATATGTAGCTGTATTTAGTAATGGAAATGTACAAGTCTTTGAATTAGATGGTACAGAACTAACTGTTAATAAACCTGACGGAACTTCTTATCTAAATACTTCTGACCCAAGAAGTGTTATAAAAACTGTTACTATTGCTGATTTCACTTTTGTTGTAAATACAAGTATTGTGACAAAAATGGATACTGATTCTAGTCCTTATACACAAGATGTTCTTAATAATCAAACTGTAAGTTTAGCAAGTCAAGCAATTATATTTATTAATCAAGCTACAGCAAAAACAACTTATTCTGTAACTGTAGATGGTGTTACAGTCACAGATAATACAGATGGAGATTCTACTTTAAGCACTACAACAATAGCTGCTGATTTAAAAACTGGCCTTGAATCTGGACTTACTGGTTTTACTATTAATCAAAATGGTCCTGTTTTATGGATCAGAAAGAATGATGGTACAAATTTTGATATTGATGGAAACGATACTCAAGGTAATACTAAGATGTCTATATTTAAAGATTCAGTACAAAGGTTTACTGATTTACCAACAGTCGCACCGAATGGTTACATCATAGAAGTTAAAGGAGATGATGATACTAACTTCGATAATTACTACGTTAAATTTGTAAGCAATAATGGAGGACTATTTGAAGAAGGGCAGTGGGAAGAAACTGTAAAAGCTGGCATACCTTTTAAATTTGATTATGATAAAATGCCACACGTTTTAGTAAGACAAGCTAATGGTGAGTTTAGATTTGCAAGAGTTGATGGTGGCAATTATGGAATATCAACTTTACAATCTAACGCTACATATACCTCAACAACTGGCAGTAATTTAGTTACTATAACAAAAACTAATCATGGTTTTGCTTCAGGTGATTTAGTTAATGTAGTCAAAGTAAATGGCACCTTAAATAGTGGTCAATTTATGGTTGCTAGAGTTGATGCTAATACTCTTAGTTACGTTACAGCTACCAATGAAGGTGCTAATACAAACGCTAGTTGTACGATAGGTCAAGGTTTTTCTATACCTCAATGGGGTGAAAGAACTGTAGGTGATTTAGTATCTGCACCAAACCCTTCTTTTATTGGAAGTCCAATTAATAATGTATTTTTTTTTAGAAGCAGATTAGGGTTTTTAGCAGGTGATAATGTAATTCTTTCAAGAGTATCAGAGTTCTTTAACTTCTTTCCTGAGACTGTTATTTCTGTTTTAGATAATGAACCTATAGACGTAGCAGCATCACATACAAAAGTTGCTAATTTAAAAAGTGCAGTCACTATGGGAGAAAAACTTATATTATTTAGTGACCAAACCCAATTTGTATTAGCAAGTTCAGCAGAAAATCTTACACCTAAAACAGCTAACATAATAGTTGCAACTGAATTTGAAAGTAGTGCTGCTGCACAACCTGTAGGGTCTGGTAGTTCTATTTATTTTCTTACTCAAAAAGGGTCGTTTGCTGGTATTAGAGAATATATAATTCAAGGTGAAAGTCAAGTAAAAGACGCAGCAAACATAACGATCCATGTACCAAGACTAATACCAAGTAATATTTACAAAATGGCAGTATCAAATAATCAGGATATTCTTGTTGTATTAGGTTCAGACAATCCAAATAAATTATATTTATATAGATGGTTATATGGTGCTGATGGACAGAAAGCTTTAAGTAGTTGGTTTACTTACACAATAAATAGTAATAGATCAATTTTAAATGTAGATTTTATTGGTACAGATTTAATAACAGTTATTGAAGAAGCTAATAAAGTAACTTTAGAAAAGATACCATTTGAGACTGAATTTACAGAACCTAATGCTACCTTTGAATATCATTTAGATCATAAAGTAACTGAAGCAACTACAGGAGTTTCAGTTACATACAACGCTAGTACTGGATTAAGCACCTTTACAGTGCCTTATAGATTGAGAGCTACTATGAATATTATTGGTCGTTATCTAGCTAGTGGAGAAACAAGTACATATATAGATGCTAATAGTACAACAAAAACATTAAAGGCAGGTCAACAAATACAAACCACTAATGCTACTAATGGATCTACTTCTACAATTACAGCTACAGGAGATTTTAGAAATAGTAAATTTATTATTGGAGAGCCTTATGAAATGCACTATCGCTTTAGTAAACAAAGGCTAACAGAACAAGGTGCAGGTTCACCAGAATATATAGGAGGTCGATTACAATTGCATCATTTTTATATTAAATACGAAGATGCTGGCTTTTTTAAAGTAGAAGTAACACCAGAAAATAGAAGCACATCAACCTATGAATTTACAGGTAATTTATTAGGATCGGGTTCAGCAACTATAGGGCAAATAAATTTAGATACAGGAACTTTTAGAGTACCTGTTATGAGCAAATCAGACAGAGTAGATATAGATGTAAAGAACAATACTTTTTTACCTACAAGATTAGCTAGTGCAGAATATGAAGGAGTATTTCACATGAGGAGTAGAAGAATATAATGGGATATTTAAGAAAATCAAATATCAAAGATTTTAAATATGTAGTAGATAACATGAGAGTTATGGATAAGATTGAAGCCTTATATCAAACAGGCTTAAGTCCAGAAGATGCTCTTAGTTATACCTTCTTAGGTAGTAAAACTAATATGACTGTTGCTGATGATAATGACCAGCCAATAGGATTATGTGGTGTACAGAAAGATGGTTGTATATGGTTTGTTGCTACAGATGAATTGTTTGATAATAAAAAATATAGAATACAATTAATAAGACAAGGCAGAAAATGGGTTGATAATCTACTTGAGTCTTATAAAATACTTTATAATTATGTATATGCAGAAAACACTTCTGCTATAAAATGGTTGAAAGCTCTTGGTTTTACTTTTATAAAGTTGCATGAGAGTTATGGTTATCAAAAAAAACCTTTCTACGAATTTCTGAGGATCGCCTAGATGTGTGTTGCAGCGTTACCAGCATTAGGATTAGGTTCCGCAGCACCTTTATTTTATGCAGGTTTAGGTCTTACTGCTGCTAATGCTTTTGTTCAAAGATCTGCTGCTATAAGTGCAGCTAATCAAACATATAATCAAGCATTAATAGCTCAACAATCAGCAGAAGATTCAAAAAGATTACAGCAACAAGCACTAGCAGAACAAAAATCAGAAACAGAAAAATCTAAAGCACAAGATATATTTGCAAAAAATATTGATGCTTTGCAAGCAAGTCGATCTATAATAGCTTCAGAACAGGCAGGTACAACTATAGGATTATTATTAATGGATCAAGAAAGACAAGCTGCAAACTATAGAGAATCAGTAAATCAATCATTAGAATCTTATAGAAGACAATATGAAAGAAATATACTTGCAACTGAAGCAGATTATAAGAATCGAATAAATCAATTACAAAGCAATGTAAATCAAGCTTATAACCAAATTCCTTCTTTAGCGAGTACTTTACTTAATGTAGCCACATCAGGTCTTAATTCTTACGTTTCTCTTAAACAAGACTAATGACATCTAGTTTTCAAAGTACAGCTTTTCAATCCTCTGCAAGACCTGTAGATACTTTTGTAACACCTCCTAGTGTCTTACCTAAAACTGGCATGATGGAATTAGCAGATACCTTAAAATTTATAAACCCTGCATTACAAAATTACTTTGCTATAGAAATAGATAAAAAGAAACAAGAAGAAGAACAACTTGGTATGGAAAAGGTTATGCAAGCAAGCAAGCCTGAGTTACAACGTCTTATTAAAGCAGTACAAAAACAAGATGGCAGTAAGGCAGCTAGACAATTAGTTGGCGGTAATATCTTTTTTAGAGCAGGGGTAGAAAAACAATTAGCTATTACTTTAGGTGGTATTGCAGAAACAAAAGCTAAAACTTTTTTTAATGACTACACAGTAAAAAAACAATTAAATGATGGCACAATATTCAACGTACCACTACAACAATATAGTGTAGAGTCTCCTGAGTTTCAAACAGCATTAAATGAATATATTTCTACACAACAAAGTGATGTATCAGGTATTAGACCACTTTATGTAAATCAATACTTTTTACCACAACAAAATCGAGCCTTACAAAAAATACATTTATCACATCAAGAAGCGCATAATGAATACAACATACAAAATGCTGAAAATAAAATTGGTGATACCTTAAAAAGTACTTTTTATAATATAGATGAAAACCAAGAATTAATAGAAAAAGGTATTTTAGAAGTAGAAGAAAATGAAACTGGTATAGATCAATCAAGACGTATTGTGCAAGATAGTATAAATGAATTTGCAGTAAATGGATTAACTGAATCTGTATCTCCTTCTAAGATGATTGGAATTGTAAGTGATACAGCTAACAGTATATTTTTAGAATTTGAAGATAAAGGATTAGATGGTTATGACGAAGTAAAAGATTTTTTAGATTATGCTGGTGAATTAAAAGTAGGGCCACAACAAATTACAAAAGATGGCACTGTAAAACAATCAAAATTAAAAGATTTTTATGAAGAGGATATAAGAAAATTAAAAGTTGATTTGTTAAATGCTAGTGAAAAGTTTAGAGAAGAAGAAGAAAGAGAAGCTACCGAAACTAGACAAAAACTATTTCTTGATGAGATAAAACAATATGGATTTTTTCAAGTTGTAGATGGCAAACAAAATAGAGATAGACTAAATAAACTTGCTGAACTTTATCCAGAAGAATTAGATTTTCTAAAAGATAAAATAGAAGTAGAAGATTTTGATAGAGATAATTGGTTTACCAATTTTGAAAATGATCTTAGGTTTAAAGGTGTATATGATACAAACCCTTCAAAAGCATACACAGAGTTAGTTAGATTTGAGAAGTCATTAGGTGTGACGATTACAGATGAAGACAAGCAAAACTTACAAAGACTTAAAAATGAAATAGAAGAAACTTTAGGTAAAGGATTAAGAACAAATAGAAGCACAGAGATATTTAATAATTTAAAAACAGCAAAAGATATGATTGGTGAGAAAGATGCTATGGGTCAAATTACTTTAGGGAAACAAGAAACAGCAGATTTTTATGATTTAGAACAAAGATATATCAATGCAATTAGAAAGATAGAAAGTGATCTTACTATCAAACAAGAAGATAGAGATGACAAAATTAAAGAAGAAACTATTAAATTATTTGTTGATGCTAAAAAAATAAAAGCAGGAAAATATGATGCTTCTGGAATTATGTCAGAAGTTGACAAGCGTTTTAAAGAGTTTTTAAATCAGCAAAATACTAACAATAATCCATTTATTAATGAGGTTGATTCAACAAATAATCCTTTTAATCAAAATAACCAAACTAAAAAAACTGGTACTGAATTATTATTTGGTGGTAAGAAAGATAATATTGAAGGCGGTGCATTTACACCTTCTACCCCAGAAGATGAAGCAAGAGAACGTAAACTAAATCAAACAGAAAAACTAGATGAAATATTAAAAGGAGTAGATAAGACTAAAAAAATACCACAAACTAAAATAGAACAAATGTTATTAGCTGTAGGATTCAAACCAGCAGATGCAAAGATTATGGCTGCTGTAGCAATGGCAGAGTCAGCAGGTGATCCTATGATTGATACAGTAAAATCAGGTTTAGATCCTCAAAAGAAAAACGAATTTTCTATAGGTCTTTTCCAATTAAATATGATTGATGACTTTTTAGAAGAAAGGTTAAGGTTGTTTGATATTGAATCAACAGATGAATTATATGACCCTATTGTTAATGTAATAGCAGCTAAACGCTTATTTGATCAACAAGGGTTTGGTGCGTGGGGTGCTTATACAAATAACTCCTACAAACAGTTCCTTACTGATTAAAGATGACAGATTCAAATTTAAATAACAATCAAGCTAGTCAACCTATAAGTGGCTTTCAAACTGATACTAACTTTTTACAGCCTATAAATAACGATATATATAAACAAACAGAAAGTTTTTTAGATTGGGATATAGATGTAGATTTAGAAAACTCTATAAATAATTTTTATACAGAAGGTGATGAAGGTACATTTAAAGATGAAAAGGGAGATCCATACAAACAAGCAGCAGGTTTAGGTCTTGAAGTTGGTGCAGGTGTTCTTACAGATAAATTAACTTTAGGTCTATTAGCAGGTGGTCCTGTTGGTGTTGGTGCTTATGGTGTTATCAATTTTGGTTCTGGTTTTGGATCAAGCATACTTGCACAGAAAACCAGAGGTGAAGACAAAATAAATTATGGAGAAGCTATATCAGCAGGTTTAATACAAATGATACCTTTTGGATCTACAGCAAAAGGAGCAAAAGGTTTAAGAAGGGCTGCTTTGCAAGGTGCTTCAACAGCAGTAGCAGATAGACAAATACAAAAACTTATAAACGAACAAGAACTATTATCACCAACAGAATTTACAACTTCTGCTACTCTTGGTGCTGGTTTTGGTCTTACCTTTAAAGGTGCTATAGATGCTCTTGAAGGTATTAGTAAAAAGTTTACTGGCAAGACAGCACAAGAAATAAACAACACAATTACTACAGAAGAAAAGAAACAAGTAGATGAAATAATAAAACAAGCTAGTGAGTCAAAGAAGTTTGTAGATGAACAACCAAATAAAACAGAAACAGTAGAGACTACAAAACCTAAAAGAGTATTCCAACTACCTAAGTCTTTACAACGTATGAAGCCTAGATATGGGTTGGCAAGCATACAGTTTGAATCTGAACTAGATCAAGTTGCTTATATTATTAGAAGTAATAAAAGTAAATCTAAAGCTGAAGATAGAATTGTAGAAGCATTAGAAGCTCAAGGGTTTTCAAAATCAGAAATAAAAGCTCATGGTGTAAAGGTTCACCAAAAAGTAAAAGATATGGTTGCAGAAATGACAGGTAGTGCTAAAGCATCTCCTGATAATACTTCTGGCCTTGTCTTAAAAATACCAGCAGATGCAAAATATCTTGGTGAGTCTGTTAGTACAGTTGCTAAAAAGAAAAAACAAGACTTAGGAGATAAGACAAAAACACCACAGCAATATACAAACAAAGGAGTTAAGGGTACTTTCCAAGAGGGTATAGATCAAACAATTAGAGAAATGAAAGATAAGAATGTGTTTGAAGGTAGAAAGTCACAATTAAAAACAAAACTTGGTGCATTAAATTTATATGATGACAGAGTTATAGACCTTAAAAATTCAAAAAGAATAAGAGCTATGGCAAAAGAATATATAAAATTTTATGGTGAAAGGCCACCTGATGAGTTGGCTTTTGCTTTAGCACAAAACGTAGTGTTGGCTTCAGATGGAGTTGTTAATGCAAATACAAAATATGTAAATGCTCTTGATAGTAAAGATTTTAAATTAATAGAACAGGCAGCAGATGAATTAGATGACGCTTTAGAGAAAGTAGAAGATTGGTTGACTATGGATATAAAAGCAGTCAGAACTCCTTTTGGTCGTGTAGGTAAAACTTTACAAGCTAAACCTGATTCTGGTATTGCAGGTAAAAGCCCAGAAGAAGTAATGGATATGACACCTGCACAAAAACGAGAAGCAACAGAACAAGTAGGAGAATCAACTTTAGATTTTAATGAAGCATTAAGAGAGAAAAAAGATTTTAGAGCATTATTAAAACAACGTATTAGAGAAGCACAAGAATCAGGAGATTTAGATGATTTGTATAGATTAGCAAATCGTATTGAACGCACAGATGGCAAAGTAGAACAGATAGTTGCCATGAAAAAAGTAGATGGTTTTTCAAGTGCCTTAGACAAATTTGTTAGAGGAGTAAACGAAGTAGGTATCAACGCACTACTTTCTGCACCTACTACTCAAGAAGTTAACTTTATATCAGGAGTAGCACAGAGTTATTTAGCAGCTTTAAAGTTAGCTTTAGGTTCAAACAATTTAAAAGAGCTAGAAGGTGCTAAAAGACATTTGTTTGCTTTACATTCTAATTTAAATTTTGGTCTTAAAGCTTGGAAAAAGTCTTGGGATATGGAAGATAACTTTGTAAATATTGGAAACTTTAAAGGTGATACTGGACAGAGATTTATGATTTCTTCTGATGGCGATAATTTAGCTTCTAGATTTGTAGACAAAACAGGTAAAGGTATAAGACTGCCAATGAGATTGATGACATCTACTGATGCTCTGATACAAGCTCCTAACATTATTGCTGCTGCTACTTTTGAATCTTTTAATGAAGGTCTTAGACTTGGTAAGCAAGGAGATGAATTAGATAATTTTATAAAAGGTCATGTCGATTCAATTCTTCAATACTATGCTGAAAATGGAAAGATACCTTTAGAAAATACGTTAACAGAAAAAATATTAAAACAAGCACAGGATTTTGGTAAAACAATAACCTTTACACAAGATATAAGAACAGAAGATTATTTTGGCAAAGCTGCTTCTGCTTTAAATAAATTTGCTAATAAACACCCACTTGCTAGATTTTATTTTTCTTTTACAAAAGCACCAACAAACATCTTAAAATCAAACGCAAGATTACTTCCTATTATCAATCAACCTATGATTATTGATACTGGCAAAAGTTTTACTAATTTAAACCGATTAAACCAAGTACTTTTACCAGAGATAAGAAATGATTTGTTAAGTGCAGATCCAATCATTGCACAACAAACAAGAGGTGAAATACGTTTAGGTATGGGTCTAGCAATGCTGATTGGTGCAACTGCTATGGACTATAGAAGAAAATTAAGAGATGAAGAATTTGTACCTCCAATTATATTGACAGGTGGTGGTCCTGATTTTAAAAAACCAGAAGGTGCTGCTATGTGGAAGTCTATGTGGAAAAATGGTTGGCGACCATACAGTAAAGGAACTTTGCAGTATGACGAAGATGGCGAACCTTTATTTGGTGATGATGGTGAACCAGTATATGAGTATGAAACTTACGAAAATATACCCGAACCTATGGCTGGTTATCTACGTCTAATGGTAGATTTTATCAACGCTTCTGGTGTAATTGGTGAAAAACCTTATGACGATTTTACTATTGGTTGGGTAGGTGCAGTTGGTAGGAATATATTTAACAGAAGTTTTACAGCACAAATAAATGAATTGATGAATATATTTCAAGCAGTACCAAAAGTAGGAGAAGGAGATGAAGGCGAAGTTGATAGTCCTACAAACTATAGAGTTAAAAAATTTTCAGAATATGTAGGCAGACAATTAGTTGGAAGACTAATACCATACTCAAATTTAGGTGCGAGATTAAAACAAACACCAGCAGACGTTTTGAAAATAATGGGTTTTAGTGATGAAGAAGTACAGCTTTTACAACAGAGAGTCGATACAAAAGTTAGAGAAGGTGATGTAATAAATCAAGAACTTTCAATAGATGATCCTGATTTTAATAAACATAGTATGTATCAAAGAGCTTTAAGAGACATAATTAACCAATCACAAGAGAAATTTATGGGTCTAAATTATGATTTACCTTTTATGTATGAACACATAACTAACGAACCAGTTTTATATCCACAGAAAAAAGGACTAGATTTATTTTCTTTATCAAGGCATAGTAGAAGTAAAAATTACAAGATTTACAAAGCACAAGCTTTGATTGGAAGAATGTTACCAGAACCCAAAGAAATAATTACAGGTACTATTAGAGGTGGAACTGAAACAATAACACCATTTAAATTAACAACAGGTGATTACAATAAATTAAAAGAAGTTATAAATACACAAAAATTAAATTATGACGGATTTGGAGAAAAAACAATACTTGAAACTATGAACAATTATTTGGAATCACCAGCCTATACAAGAAGAGCAGGTATTGTAGAAGAATATGGATTGACTAACGCTTTGGGTAAAGAAGCAGCACAAGAAATATATTTAGATTTGGCTGAGATAAATAGAACATATATTAAACATGGTGAAAACTTATATTTTGAAAGCAGAGGTCAAAATGAATTGCAGCAAAGAGTAGACAAAAAGAATAAAATTAAAGAAGAATATTACAATGCACTTGAGAAGTCTTTGAACACCTTTAGTAAATAGTTATGGCTTTTAATACAGTACCTTCAAAGCAAACTCATTCGGCAACTAATAATAGCAGTGGCAATACTTCTGGTCCTTATGCAATTTCTTTTGATTATTTAGATCAAGCAGATATACAAGTTACTGTTAATGGAGTTTTAAAAACAAGAAATACACATTATACATTTCCTACAAAAGCACAAATAGAATTTACTGCTAATAACTTTCCAACATTAAATGAAGTTATAGAAATCAAAAGAAATACTAACATAACACTACCTAAAGTAGATTTTGAAGACGGTTCTGTATTAACTGAATCTGATTTAGACAACAACAGCAAGCATATTTTATTTGGTATGCAAGAAACTAAGTCAGATGTGGAAAGTCTTATTAGTACTTTTGTTAGCTCTTCTGCACCTACTGACGTAAGTAATGGTGCTAGATGGTTTGATACGGTGTCTGGTCGTACTTTTGTTTATTATGTTGATACTGATTCTGCACAATGGATAGAAGCTAATCCACCTTTTGGTGTTGGTGATTTATCTAACGTAAACATATCAAACCTTACTAATAATAATATTGCTAGTAATGCTGCAATAGCACAATCTAAATTAGACTTATCTATAACTAATTCTGAAATAAATAGTAATGCAGCAATAGCAAAATCTAAGCTTGCAAATTTAGATATAGTTAATGCTGATGTTAATGCAAGTGCAGCTATAGATGCTTCAAAAATTGTTTATGCTAATTCAGCAAGTGGTGGTCAAGTACGAACTCTTGAATCTAGATTAGATAGTATAATTAACATTAATGATTTTATTCCTGCTGGTACAACTACAAGTACTACTAACTGTGCTGGATTTATAAACAATGCGATAAATGCTTTACCAGCAACAGGAGGTAAAATTATATTTCCTTCGGGACTTTATAAATTAACTTCTGCCATAACTATTACTAAAAACGCTGTTGTTCTTGAAGGAGCTTGCGGAATGGTTGTAAATAGTGATAACTACGGAGCTAGATTTAAAAGAGATGATAACGATAATAATACTTTTATAAGTATTACAAATGCAAGATCAATAGAAATAAGAAATATTGGATTTATTGGTGGAACCGTAAATAACCAAAATACAGGTGGAGCAGGGGTAAAACCTCCTGATGGTGCGATTCATGTTGTTGCTCAAGCAGGTACGCAAGAACATATATACGAAAATTTGCATTTTCATGGTATAACTTTTTGCATGAATTTTGATGGATTAAGTTCATCAATGATTAGAAATTGCAAGTTTAGATCTATTCCAGAAACTTCTTCTGGCGAAAGTCATGTTATTAAATTACATGGCAGTAGTTCTACTGACCGTATGGATCAAATTAGAATTGTTGATTGCATTATTGATGGAAGTCCTGCTGCGGGATTATCTGCCAATAATTGGTCTGCAAGTGCTTCTTACTCTGTAGGAACTAAAGTACAAAATGATAGAGAAAGGATATATGAATGTATATCTGCAGGTACTTCAGCTAGTTCTGGTGGACCTACTGGTACTGGACAAAGTATTACTGATGGTGGTGTTACATGGAAATGGTTAGGTAATAAAATTAACCAGTCAGTAAGAGGTGTTTATATAGATGCTGATGTTAGTACTGTTTTTATTTCAAGAACCTCTGTCATAAGATGTAGAGATAATTATTATGTAACTGGTACTTGGGATGGTAACTTTATAAACTTTGAAAATGCTGAAGCAGAAAGGGCTGCTTATGATGGATTTAATATAAATGGTACTGGTAATTTTATAACAATAGCCGACTGTTTTACTGGTACTAACTACGAACAAGGTATTAATTTAGGTACATCACAAAATTCAACAGTACAAATTTCTAATGTTAACTGTCGAGACAATAGACAAAACGGAATATTAATAAATTCTCCAACACAAAATGTAAGTATTTCAAACCCTACTATTGGTGGAAATGGATCTTCTCAATCAAACTATTATCATGGTATAAGTATTGCTTCTTCATCTAATCATGTTTATATATCAGGTGGTAAGTGTGGCGGTACAACTGTTGACTTAAGTGGTACTGGTCCACAAAGATATGGAATCCAAGTAAACGGTAATAACCACGATCACATAGTAATTCTTGGTGTTGATGTTTCTGGAAATCAAACAGGTGGTATTGAGTGGTTAACTGATAATGGAAGTGGTAATGTTAATGCTAGTAACGATAATTTTATACAATTCTGTGCTGGCTATTCTACTGGTCAGACTACATTCCCTTAAATTATTATGGCTCTTGACTTTCCTTCTAGTCCTTCAGTAACAGACATACATAATGCTGCTAATGGTCTGCAATATGTTTTTGATGGTGTTAAATGGGTATCACAAGGAAAGTATGATACAGGTACTATAAATGCACAGAAATTAGATAATATTTCTAGTAATTTCAATGGTGTATTAACTACTTTTAATTTAAAAGTTGATAACATTACTGTTAAACCAGCTAGTGCTGAATCTCTACATATCGTATTAGCAGGTCATCTACAAGAACCTTCTACTGCTTATACGATAAATTCTGTAAACGGTACGATAACTTTTGCTTCTGCTCCCAGCAATGGCACTGCTTTCTTTGGTGTTGTCTTATCAAGATTGCCTTTGGCAGATACAACTGGTATAAGCACTATTACAAATGCAAATGTAGCTGCTAACGCTGCTATAGATGGAACAAAAATAAATCCTAACTTTGGTAGTAATACAATAACAGGTGTTACTACAACGCAGAGTGCAACTGACAATACAACTAAATTAGCCTCTACTGCCTTTGTACAAACTGCTATATCAAACCTAGTCGATTCTAGTCCTGACGCATTAAATACACTTAATGAATTAGCTGCTGCTTTAGGTGATGATGCTGATTTTTCTACAACTATAACTACTGCTTTAGCAGCAAAAGCACCTTTAAATAGTCCTACCTTTACTGGTACTGTTTCTGGTATTTCTTATAACGACTTAGATAATTTACCTACTATTCCTTCACAATTAACAACAGAACAGGTACAGGATATTGTAGGAGCTATGGTCACTGGTAATACTGAAACAGGTATATCAGTTACATATAATGATGCTGGTGACGGTACAGGTAAGTTAGATTTTGCTACCACAACTTCTTCTAGTTCAAGTCAAACTTTTGATGATAATGTAAAAGCTATATTTGGTACAAATAATGATGGTTTAGAGATTTATCATGATGGCAATAATTCAATAATTGATGACACAGGTACAGGTGATCTTTTACTGTTTGGTACATCTATAAAATTACAAAGGACAAACTCTACACCAGAAAGTTTGATGATAGAAGCTTTTGGTGGTAATGCAGTTAAATTATATTATGATGGTGCTTTAAAATTTGAGACAGATACAGCGGGTGCAAAGTGGAGTGGTGACTTATTTGCTGATGCCTTCACTAACAGTGGTGGAGGTAAAATCAAAATGGGGCCAAGTGGAGCCTTGCAGATTTATCACGATAATACAAACTCTATAATTGACGATTCAGGTACAGGATCACTGTTAGTTTTCGGTTCTAATGTAATCATTCAAGAGTCTGGTACATCAAATGTGATGGCTGATTTTCACCCAAATACAGTCAAGCTATATAAAAACAATAAAGAAAAATTAATTACAACAGATAATGGTATAGAAATAAAAGGTGACAGCAGCAATAGCACTGATGGTTCTATACAGTTAAATTGTTCTGCTAACAGTCATGGTGTAAAAATTAAATCACCAAATCATAGTGCAGGACAGTCTTATACAATTATTCTTCCTGATAATCAGATAGCAGTAAATAAAATATTAAAAGTTAAAAGTGTTAGCGGTAGTGGATCTACAGCTATAGGACAACTAGAATTTGCAGATGATACAGATACAACACTACCTACTGCATCAAGCAGTACTTTAGGTGGTATCAAAGTAGGTACTAATTTAAGTATTGATGGTAATGGTGTCTTAAGTGCTTCTTCTGGCACAACCGTAGGTGGTGCTAACGGTGTCAGCTTTAATGATGATATTCGTATTATCTTTGGTGGTACTACTAATGAAAAACTAGAACTGTTTTATAACGCTTCTGTTAATAGAGGTATTATAACTGCTAATACAGGAGTTCATTTACAATTTGACGGTTCTACAAAAATAGAAAGTGTAAACGCAGGTGTGAAATGGCATGGAGATTTGTTTTGTGATGACTCTATCTCAGGTGATGTAAACAAAATTAGGTTAGGTAATTCGGCTGATCTAGAAATATATCACGACTCAAATAATTCTATTATTGATGCAACTGGTAATGGAAGCTTATTATTTTACGCATCAGATATCATTTTTCACGAGAAATCAGATGCTGCTCATAAAATTGCTGAATTTTCTCAAGATAGTAGTACTGGATGTAAACTGTACTATGACAATAGTGCTAAATTTCAAACAACCAGCTCAGGTGCAACTCTATCTGGAAATCTTACAGTTACAGGAACAGTTGACGGGATTGATATTGCGACAGATGTTGCAGCAAATACAGCTAAAGTAACCAACGCCACTCATACAGGTGAAGTAACAGGAAGTGGAGCTTTAACTATTGCAGATAATGTAGTAGATGAAGCAAACCTAAAAGTATCTAACTCTCCAACAAATGGCTATGTATTAACAGCACAGTCAGGTAATACTGGTGGATTAACTTGGGCTGCGGCTGGGGCTGCTGAAACAAAAAGTACTATAAATGCTTTGTATGGCGATAACGACCAATTAATACTTGGTAATGCTGACGGTGATGGTGATGACGCATTAAAGCTTTACTATAACGGAAGTTCTGGATTTATAACTGCTGATAGTGGAGTACAACTTCAACATGATGGTTCTACTAAGCTTTCAACTGAAAGTACTGGAGCAAAATGGGTTGGTGATCTTTTCTGTGATGACAGCCAATACTTAAAATTAGGTTCTTCAGCAGATCTACAATTACACCACGATGCCACAAATAGCTACATTGATAATGGTCAAGGTGATTTAAACCTTAGAGCTTTAACCAATAGTACAACCGTACAAATTATTGCTGGTTCTGAATACATGGCGAGGTTTGTTAAAGACGGAGCCGTAGAGTTATATCACGGAATGAGTGGCTCGGCTGCATCTAAAAAGTTTGAGACAACAAGTTATGGAGCTTTATTAACAGGTAATTTAAAACTTGGAGATAATCGCAAAGTTACTTTTGGAGATAGTGATGATTTACAACTTCATCATGATGGTAGTAACTCATATATTGCTGATACAGGTACAGGTGGTTTAAGAGTTACAAGTAGTGAATTTAGAGTTAATAATTCAGCTAATAGTGAGGTAATGCTTAACTGTTCAGAAAATGGATCCGTACAGTTAAGATATGACAACAGTTTAAAATTAGAAACTCTGTCTTCAGGAGTTAAGTGGCACGGTGATCTTTTCTGTGACGATGGAGATGGAGGTGGTTCTGGTTCTAGACTTAACATTGGGGCTAGTGCAGATTTAAGGCTTTTCCATGATGCTACACACTCGTATGTTGATGAGGCTGGTAATGGAAATTTAATATTAAGAACAAATTCATCAGGTACATACTCAACTATTGTTTTACAAGCTGGGCGAGAAAACTCTTTAATATGTAATAAACTTGGAAGTGTAGAACTTTTCTATATATCTGGAGTCGGAAGTAGTAGTAAAAAACTTAATACAGAATCCACTGGCGTACAATTTTATGGAAATCTAAGAGCTGATGACAACTGTGAATTAAGACTGGGTAATAGTGGAGATCTACAGTTATGGCACGATGGAAATAATAATAATATTTACAGTGCTACAGGTACGTTATACGTAAGAGGCGATAGGAGCGGTTTTATAAGTGCTGGTGCTTCTGAATGGGGAGTAAAATACGAGGTTAATTCATTTGTACAACTTTTTTATGACAATGCTTTAAAACTTGAAACACAGTCTTCTGGTGTTAAATGGTTTGGCGATCTTTATTGTGACGATAATCAAACTATAAAACTTGGAAATTCAGCAGATCTCAGGCTATATCATGATGGCTCACATTCTTATATAAGCGATCAGGGTACTGGTTCATTAAAAGTGCTTTCAAATTTGATTGAGTTCAGAGATGCAAATAATAGTATTCATACACTTTATATACGTTCTGATATGTCCTCATATCTTTATTATAATGGCTCTTACAAATTAGTAACTGAAAGTATTGGAGTTGCTATTAATGGAGTTTTAAGACCCGCCGCAAGCAACAGCCACGATCTTGGTGCGTCGGATAGAAGATGGGCGACTATATACGCTGTTAATAATTTAAATACATCTGATGAAAACGAAAAGAAAGATATCAATAACTGTGATTTAGGATTAGATTTTGTGAATAAAATAAATCCTGTTTCATATAAATGGAAAGATGAGCAGCTAGGATCTAAAACTCACTATGGTTTACTTGCACAAAACATTGAAGATGCAATTAAATCAGAAGGTAAAACTTTAGATGACTTTGGAGCGATTCACAAACCACAACACACTGCAATGGGTTTAAATTATAATCAGATTATTGCACCTTTAGTCAAAGCAATACAAGAGTTATCAGCTAAAGTTGCAGTTTTGGAAGGTGCTTAGTATATTAGGAAAACATATAATCAAATTATTATGCCAACACTAGAAGAAGAACTAAACGAAACTCAACAGCGTTTTGACCAGAACCTTGCTCAAGCACAACAGATAGAACAACAAATAACAAAATTACAAGAACAACTAAGAGCTTTACAGCAACCACTTATTGAAGATCAGGGTGCTATAAAAGCTTTAAAGAAAGTTACACAAACAGTTAAGCAAACAGCTTAACTTATATCACAAAGGATTTATTATTATGGCTATCACTTACGAATGGGAAATCAATGGCAATGCTTGTATAAGAGATGTTGCAGATGGTTACTTTACTAATGTTGTCTATCGAGTAAAAGGTATGGATGATAATACAGAAAAAGCTAGACGTACAGGCGAAGTTGTATTTACAAAACCTGAATCACTACCTTCTGATTTTATTGCTTATGACACCTCTGCAAAAACCCCAAACAGTGCAACAATGGTAACTTGGGTTAAAGATACACTAGGATCAACTAAAGTTGCTGCTATTGAAGCAAGTTTAAAAGCAGAGATAGATTTAATTAATACACCAGTACAAGCAACAGGTGTGGCTTGGTAAAAAGAATTGGAAATAAATCTGCCTGATTTACCAGATACAGATTATATTTTAATACCGCCTAAAACAATTTTCTATCCACCTGTGGCAGAGATTCCATATCTAGATCCAGTTCTTCTTCCAAGTTTGGAACAGGTAAAGTCGGGCTTGGGAGATCAGGGATCTTCTGCTGAAGAAGAAAAAGAATCCTCAAAGGAGGCAGGGTTAGAGATAAAACAAGAAACAATACCGACAAACCTGCCAGCCACCAAAGAAATTTTACCAAGTGAAGAAGCTATAGCTACCTTTACTATACCTTTCTATGGTGAAATGCCTATACCTGCACCAGAAGTTATAGCTTCTAGTGTAATCGCAGCAGGTACAGCTTCAGTTGCTAGTGTGGTTGGTGGTATTGCTATGCAATCAGTATTAGCTTTTATCAAAAAAACATTTAAGAAAATTTTTACTAAAATTCTTAAAAAAGAAGTCGCAAATGTGAAAGAAAAGATGGATAATAATAAAGGTAGCTAGAGTTCACATACCTGTATATGTGGCGTCTAAACTAGCTACTTAAATTTATCTGCGTTGGCTTTGACATAAGCTCTAATATTTATTACATCATTACAGATATAAGCAAACTCTGATTTAGGATTAATCATATAACCAGCAGCGTGGAGTTGTGAACACTTTAAAACTCTCACTAATTGCTTATCATGGACTTGCTTGTCTAGTTCTTCTTTGGCTAACTCTAGCTTTACTTTTGATAACTCATTACAAGTTTGATTATCTCCTAGTGGAACCATAAACGACATTTGAAATCCCCAACCTTCATTGATGCTATATGTATCTTCTCCTTGAGCATCATTACCTGTATAAAAAGGTGTAAATGCCATAGTAGGTTGACTACAAACTAAAGATCCAAACTGCTGTTTACCTGTCATTCCATTATTAACATTCATGTTTTGATTGATAATACTGGAATTACCAACAGCATTAGGTTGAGCCTGTACGTTGGTATCGCCTTCGGCTCTAGCTTTATTACTGACTAAAGACAGACAAAGCAGTGATAACGCTAGTAGTGTTGATCGTGTCATTCTGTGTGATCTTTTCAATCATTAAACCTGCTGCCCTAGTGCTTACATTAAGGGACCAATCCTTTGTACTGTCTGCAACTGTAAATACTGCGTCACCGCCAGCGATACCAGCAGATGCAGCTACAGATATATTAGATCCCTCCCAACTATTTACAGTAGCACCATATTTTTCTGTTACTACAGATCGAGTTATGGTTTGAGTTGTATTCTCTGTACGATTAGATGTACCTGTACTCCAAGTAGGAAGTTCAGCTTGTGCTGCAATAGGGAAAGCAAATAAGCTTAATAACAGTAATTTTTTCATTTGATACCCACGTTAGTGTCTTTGTTATCTACTATTTTAGCAGCGTTATTAGGTTTCTTTTTGTTCACACTGATACCATAGCTGCCTAAGACCCCAGAGGTCAAACCTGCTAAAAAAGCTCCGTCATTACGGATTTTATCCATATATCCAAGAGTCATCATTGCTAATGACCAAACAAGAATCATAAAACGAACAGCGTGACCAAAAAGTTCACCCCAATCCGTACCTTCTTTTTCTTCTGGTTCTTCCATAGAAGTGCAAACTCTTGTCTAATACTAGCAATGTAGCTATGTTTGAAAAGTAACACAAGATTATTATGCTCAAACTCTTAAAACCAATACTACTAAAGTTCTTTACTACAACTGCTGTAAAACGACTTATCGTAGATTTGCTTCGTGCAATCTGTAAGCAGACCTCGAATACTCTTGATGACAGGGCTGTTGATATGTTAGAGCAACAGTTGTTTCCTAAAATGAACTGATATGAACCACAAAGAGTTTTTTAAAATCCTTATTGGCAACCCACCACCAGAAATAGAGTTTGAAATTGAAGTCAAACAACGTGAGACAGAACAAATGCCAGAAGAAACTGTAAGAGCATACTGTTTAGACCTAGTTAAATACACAAGACTACAAGATTTGCTTTTAACTTCAGCAATAATGCGTATATCAGAGATAGAAACCAAACTATACAAGTATGAAAGAGGTATAAAACTATATAAAAAAGTAAAAAAACTAGGGTTTTTTGGTAAGATAAAGTATCTTCTTACTGGCAATACAGGTAAGAAATGATTATATTATTTAAAAACAAGACTAATCATGGATAAAAGCTTAGAAGTTTTAAACACTTTGCATTTATGTTTAGCAAAAGAATTACTAGGTAAGATACAAAGTGGCGAAGCAAAAGCAGGGGATCTAAACGTAGCTAGACAGTTTCTAAAAGATAATGGTGTTGAGTGCTTACCTGTAGAAAGTAACCCAATGCAAGAGCTTATGGAAAACTTACCAGACCTAGATGCTGTACCTTTAGCAGATTTATAATTGCAACCTTTACCAAAAAAACTACAAGACTTTAGATATTTCTTAATCGTTACTTGGAGACATCTAAACCTACCAGATCCTACACCTGTTCAGTTAGACATAGCTGAATATCTACAATATGGTGCAAGACG